AGATAGGGAAAGGGCAGAAAAAGTAGTTGGGAAATACCCAAGGCAAGTCTGGCCATCATTGAAAGATGATTGTTATCCAACATTAGGATCTACTAAGGAAGTTGATGATGTTTATGCTCATCATTTTCCTGGTACAGATACCAGGCCAGAACCAAATTTAAAATATAAATCTCAGAAGTATGAAGAAGATGCTGGTATTAAAGACCTTAAAGATTATATTTCTTCGACATATTCTGGACATTATACCTCAGATCAAAATAGCACACAGACCTTGGATCTTATTCAGTCTGTAGGTGATGCAGAGTCTTTCTGTCGATCTAATGCTATCAAGTATCTTGCGAGGTATGATAAGAAGGGATCGGCAAAACAAGATATCTTAAAAGCAATGCATTATTGCTTACTTCTTTATTACTTTAGTGGCAACACAAACGATGAAATTACGACCCGTGGTTATGAAACTTTCTGAAAAAACTCTTTCACTGCTTAAGAACTTTTCGACTATCAATCAGTCCATTCTTTTTAAGCACGGAAGTCAACTTCGCACTATTAGTGTGATGAAAAACATTTTGGCTGAAGCAACAGTTGCAGAAGAATTTCCTAAAGATTTTGGTATCTATGATTTGAATCAATTTCTTAATGGACTGGGACTTTATAATAACCCAGAACTTGATTTTACAAATGATGGTTATGTTGTAATTAAAGAAGGACGTTCTCGTTCTAAGTATTTCTTTGCTGATGCTGGATGTATTATTACTCCACCAGACAAATCAATTGAACTTCCTGGTGAGGACGTTACTTTTGAATTGAGCACAGATCAGTTAGATAAGTTACTTAAAGCAGCAGCAATTTATCAACTTGCGGATTTATCTGTGGTTGGTGGAGATGGTGTTGTTAAGGTTCTTGTTCGTGATAAGAAGAACGATACATCTAATGACTTCTCTATTGTTGTTGGAGAAACTGAATCAACATTCTCATTTAATTTTAAAGTAGAGAATATTAAGATTCTACCAGGAACATATACTGTTGTTTGTTCTCAAAACCTATCTAGATTCACCAATAAGAATCAGGATTTAACATACTTTATTGCATTAGAACCTGACTCTACATATGAGTGATGACTGAAATTTTCCAAGGAAAAGTAAAGACCGTCTATGATGTGGAGGGTGATGTACAGAAAGTACTTATCAAATTTCATGATAAAGTTACTGCTGGTAATGGAAGACTTGTAGAATATCCAGAAGAAAAAGGTAAGATATGTTGTTTGATATCTGCATTACTCTTTGAGTTAATGGAAAAGCACGGTGTCAAGACTCATTACTTAGGTACTGAGGGTCTTGATACTATGTTGTGTAGGAAGTTGACAATCATACCAGTAGAAGTTATTGTTAGGAACATAGCAGCAGGTTCTATCGTTAAGAATACCAGCATTCATGAGGGGACATTTATACAACCTCCTATTGTTGAGTATTTCTTAAAGGATGATGCTAAGGATGATCCTTTACTTACCTATGATAGGGTAAGACTAATGGGTATAGACCCAGAACCTATGAAGGAACAAGCATTGATGGTTAACTATCAGTTGCAATCACTGTTCACCCTTTGTGGTATTGACCTTGTTGATTTTAAATTGGAGTTTGGTTACGATGCTCACGGCGATTTATTCTTGGCTGATGAATTATCACCTGACAACATGCGACTCTGGAAAAAGAGTACAAAAGAACGATTTGACAAAGACTTGTTCAGAAAAGACGAAGGTGATATAGTAGAAGCATATAAAACAATTCTCACACAACTTCGACGGTTTGCTTAATTATGCGTGATGAATTTCTTTGGGTTGAAAAGTATCGACCCAAGACAATTGAAGATTGTATTCTCCCAGAGAATATAAAGAAAACCTTTAGAGACTTTCTAAATAAGGGGGAAGTGCCAAACTTGCTTCTTTCTGGTCCTGCTGGATGTGGAAAGACAACTGTTGCTAAGGCACTTTGTTCTGAGTTAGGAGTAGATGTTTATGTCATTAACGGATCAGACGAAGGAAGGTTCCTCGATACCGTCCGTAATAACGCTAAAAACTTCGCAAGTACCGTCTCGCTTTCGTCGGAAGCGAAACACAAAGTCATTATCATCGACGAAGCGGACAATACAACCCCTGACGTTCAACTCTTGCTTAGGGCGTCCATTGAAGAATTCTCAAAGAATTGTAGATTCATATTCACCTGCAACTATAAAAATAAAATCATCGAACCACTCCACTCCAGGTGTGCTGTGGTTGAGTTCAGCATTAAGGGCAAAGAGAAACAAGAAATCGCAGCAGCATTCTTCAGCAGAATTAACGGGATCTTGGACAGTGAACGGGTTCAAAGTGATAAGAAAGTCCTTGCCGAGTTAATCAATAAACACTTTCCTGATTGGAGAAGAGTATTAAACGAATGTCAGAGATATTCTGTTAGTGGAAAGATAGATAGTGGTATACTTGCCCACTTTAGTGATGTAAAGGTCAATGATCTCATTAAAAACCTCAAGGAAAAGAACTTTCCAGAAGTACGTAAATGGTGTGTCAATAACTTGGACAATGATTCT